GGACAAATCATAATAGTTCCTTGTGTCGCAGGTATGCGTCTGCTTTGATACAAGAACTCTGTTTCGCCACCTTCTTTTACAGTATTCAAATAAGCCATAGCCAATAAAGCACGTTGTCCTGTATCGCGACTTGCGTGTTCACAGTGCCAAATATGATATCCTTCTGTAGGGCGGGTATGTTGTATTTTAATCGAATGTGATATTTGAATTGGATTAAGATTTTCGAACACACCAAATTCTTGTGTATAATCTAGTATACAATTTTGAAGAGCATTGTAGTAAGGCTCTAGCAGTTTGTTCATACTTAAAGCAAACGTACCAGACTCACCTTCGTCATATAGCATCGCACCGTCCTTGTTCATCTTTGGTGCTTGCTCGTTAGCAGTTTGGCGTGTAAGTATACGTGTTCCTTCTTGTTGGTGATAGTAATCAATTACAGTTTGACAGTACTCTGGATCGAGTTGATTGTCAAACACACCTATAAAATCTTTAATCATACTAGTACTTATATACATATATAATAGGCGTCTTAAAAGCGGTTAAAACACCGTTACTCGCATAAAACCCTGTTTGATATACATTGTATAGTAAAACTCCTTAAGTCGGCAAATAAGAGCCATTTAGGGGTGATTTTCATGCATTTAAGACGTCTGTCGCATAGGGGCATTTTTACCCTTGAACAACTAAAAAATAAAGTTTTTCCAACTTTCGTGTTTTAGTTTGTACTGTAGATGTTCTTTATTTTTAACTAGATCATAGTAGGTAGGCTTAAAAGGTTGACGAATTGGTTTTGGATGTAGTTTATCGCCTTTTGCTACATTGCAAGGTCCACAGGCTGTAACTACATTTGTCCAAGTAGTTCGACCTCCTTTACTTACAGGAACGACATGATCCATAGTACAGATATTTCGATGTAACACTTCTTCACAGTATTGACAAGTAAAACTATCCCGCAACATCATATTAAATTTAGTAAAGCGTACACTAGAATTTTTACGCACATACTTCTTAACCATAACTACAGCAGGAACACGAGTTTCCCATTCCATAGAACTTACTAGCCAATCGTCATACCATTCGAGTACTGTAACTTTTTCTAAAACTAGATATTTGATTGATTCTTGCCACGTGATAGTTGACAATGGTAAAACACTGTAAGGTTTGGCATCGGCATTTAGAACAAGTGTATCAGACACTTCATACTCCCTTGTACAAAAATATTTATCTTTACGATTTAGTCATTGCCTAAGTTACCTAAGAATTCACGTAACTTAGTGCTATCAACATCTGCTTTTACTTTCTTAACTGGAGCACCTTCATTAGGTTCAATAGTTTCAGTATCGCTTGATGTTGTTGATGATCTTTGTAGTCCTGATAATATACTTGATCCTGCTTTAGATGTACCATATGAGTTTGTATCATCGTCTTCTTCAAGATCTCTAATACGTAAACTGTCAACGTCAAATTCTAAATCAATCTTACTACCAACGCCACTTGAACTTCTTGTTTTCATTAACTGTATCTGATAACGTCCTCGTTCACGCATTGCTCTACTAGTAAAGATACCAATCACATTATCTGCTGTTTGAATCTTACTCAAACCACCTGAGATGTGCGAGTGATCAAATTCAATTTCTTCAACAGCCCCTCTGTTCAATTGTGATGCAGTTACAAATACAGTTTGCGTTTCCATTGCAAGATTACGTAATTCTTCTGATACAAATTTATCTTTAATAAACAAATCACTCGGTGACACTTTTCTACTCATTGGCATCATCAAGTCTAAGTAGTCAATTAATAATACGTCAATCTTTTTACCTGTTTTAATTTCATACTCTTTTACGTAACTTCTAATGTCGTTTGCATTTTTACCACTTGGCATATACTTGACTTGGAATGCTCCAGACTTCTTACCAATTAGTTTAACTTTCATTTCAACGCCGTCAAGATCTTTAAAAATTTCTTTAGTTGGAACATCAGTTACCATACTATCAATACGCATTGCTACAAGTGCTTCACTTAACTCAAAACTTAGATACACAACATTCATTCCGTTGAGTGCCCAGTTTACTCCTAAGTTAGCCAAGAACAAAGATTTACCTGCACCCGAACCGCCTGCAAAGATATTCAGTTCACCTCTATTAAATCCACCAAACAGTTTCCTGTCAAGTGTCTTCCAACCTGTGCTTACTTGTCCGTTGTTATCTTTAAGTCCCATAAGTCTTGCTTTAGGATCTTCAAAGTAATCTGTACCTAGATCTTTTGTTAGTCCTACTTGGACTGCATTCTTAATTTTTTCTTCTACAGGACCATAGTTACCTTCTTCAAGTAAGTTAGCACTTTCAAGGATTGCTCTTTCTAAACCTTTATGTCTAGTAAACGTTTCAAATTCTTGCAATAACCAATCATAGTGTTCTTCACGTAATCCTGTAGGAATCTTTAAATCTGTTTTACAGTTAGCATTGACCATATCTTCTGTAGGTAATGCGTTATGATTTGTAACATATTCATTAATAAATTCTGCGGCGTTTTGTAGTTTTCTATCAAACAAAGAATGGTCAAAGATTGTCTGACAACGCACAAATGATTGTGCATCACTCAGCATCATTTCTAGATATACTTTTTGTACATCATAACCATAATCTCTATTTTGTTTTGTCATTCAGCGATCCTTTATATTACTTGCTATTATACCATACTTCTGGATTAAAGTCAATATGTTTCTTTTCCGAAGCCAACACTGCTCCAATACATGATCCTGGATCTCCCGGATTTGGTGGGATCCATAAGTTTTCCCAGTTTGGTCTAATATAGTCCATTGCTCCTTTGTTTAATGCACAACCTCCAGTTACAATTAAATTTTTACTAGGCATATGTAACGCCATACTTGTTGTTAATCGTAATACAATCTTTTGGAAAACAAATTGAACTGCCGCCGCCAAGTTTTCTAAATCTTCGATTTCAGGTCTCCACCAACGTAAACCTCTATGACAATTTTCTTTTAGTTTTACAACACAGAATGGGTTATTTGGTTCAAATTCAAAAAATTCATTTAATATAACTTGGTCGTAAAGTCTATAGTCGCCTTTCATAGCAAGTTGAGAAACTTTGTATTCGTCTTTGTTTGGTTCAAATCCTAGACGCTGTGTCATTGCACTGTACCACAAACCTAGACTGTGTGGATATCCTTGTGAACTGACTTTTGTTAGTTTATCCCCTTCGCCTTTCCACATAGTAAGAGTTTCCCACTCTCCAATACTGTCAATACAAATAATACTAGCATCTCTAAAGCCACTAGTATAATATCCATATGCCGCATGACTGTGATGATGCTGTACATATTCAATAGGACATCTAATGCTCCATTGCTTTAGATAACTTTCAATATTGTTTTCTTTAAATAAGAATCCTTGTCCGGCTAGTAGTTGTCTAAAAGATTTAAGCATAGGACGTTCATACCAAACTACCTTATCTGGTTCTCCGTACATTTCTCTTGCTACACTTAACATAGTCCAACTAAAGTTTGGATCATTTGCTACGCCACTAAAGTCTTTAGCAAGTGCCGCCCATTTTAGTTTGCCGTCTTTAAACACTGCTAAACTTGCATCGTGACTGTTGCCGACCATTCCCCAAATTATCATTCTACACCTTTAAATTTTTTATAACTTGTGTGTAATATATAAAACCACACACCGTTAATCATTGGTTCAACAATAGCATCAACTGCCGCTAATTCAAATGAAGCACCAGTAATTAAATTGTTACAGATCATAGCAATTACAATGTGTCCAATAGTGTACACTATTGCCAGCGCCGCACTGCTACCGCCAATCAATCGTTTTAACAAATTAAAAATACCTTGTCTAAATTCACTCATAAACATTTACTTGTATATAAAAGGATCTCGTTTTTTAAGTTCTTCAATTTTCTTTTCCATTCGTTTTTTTTCTTGCCAAGCACGATAAGGCTTAGTAAGTTTGTTCCAAATATTCTTTAGCCAAACCATTTTTTGCTCCGTAGTTTAATTTTTAACTCACTGCTTTCACTTGCACTAATAATTGAGTACAGTGTATAAAGTTTGCCGTATCTATTTACAGCATCGTTTACATCATTTATGTTTTCATGCCAGTCCGGCATACTAACATTCCAACCAAGTTCAATGGCTTGGTCAACAAGTTTAGAACCAGCATCATCGCGATCTGGTACAACTATCTTCGTAGTATTTAAACTATTGAGGATCATAGCCTGTTGATCTTTGATTTCACTTCCTAATAATGCACATCCTTCTACAGTAACAGCATCGAACGGACCTTCAACTACAATAGTATATTTTCTATCATATGTTTGATTATCAATATTAAAAACATATCCAGGTTGTTGTTCAC